GCATCTTGATTTTTACCAATAATGATAATATGACTATTTCTATTATCTTTTTCAAACCTATCTTTTACAATATAAAGTTCTGCCCCAAAAATCATTTTAATATCATTTTTTTGGCATAAATCATACATTTCTAAAAAGTTGCCACCCCATCCATGTTGAGTTGTAAATAAAGTGGTATGATTTAATTCTTTTGCTCTATCTATGTAATCTTGTGGTTTTACTATGCAATCCAATGTCTTAACATTCGAGTAGTGACAATGTTTATGGTAATTATTATATCTCAATTATATAACCCCTTTCTATGCAATCCCATATTGTTCAAATAAATGTCTTTGAGGTGCAAACTCTTTTCCGAAATATTTTAATTCTGCTTTTAATCTAATAATAATTGCATTTTCTATATTTGCGAATCTTCCTAGTCCAATTCTTTTGTTTAGTCTTATATATGCCTCCCAAGTGCCATCTCTTTTATAATACGAAACACCCCTTATCCCACTTGTATTATCACTTCTGAGACTTTGATTCATAGCACTTTCTTGAAACGTGGCTTCTCTTAAATTTATTTTTCTACAATCTAACTTATTTCTATTAATATGGTCTACAAAAATTTTACAATCGCCAAATATATATTTATGTAGATATAATTTTTTACCATCTGCTTGTGTAGTCGTTGTATACCCTGTGCTACTATCATAAGCCCATTTCATTCTTTTGCATCTTTCGTAATCATCTAAGTCAATAATTGCTTTATTAATTACGTTTGCATCCATATCATATAAAAATATTTCATAAATATCTTCTATCTTTAAGAATTCATTTCTATCACGATATGTTCTGTTTTTTATATATCCAAGTCTTTTAAATTGTTTATAATGTTTATAACAATATCCTTTTGCATAATATTCATTCAAACATTCATCTGCAATGCATTTTTTATTGGTATTATTCAATATTAATCCTCCAATACGCTTTTTAACCATTCTAAATCAGATTCTTCTTCTTCAACCTTACTATCTTTATTTTTAAACATATCTAACTTCTCAAGATATTCTCTATATGGTTTATGAATCGCTGATGAATATCCATTCAAATTCGCTAAGAAATAACTTTCTGTATCTGTAACATCTTGCCACCATATTTTATTATCCAATGTTGTTTTATACTCTTCTTGTTTTATTTTTATTTCTTTTACTGTCTTTACAATATCATCGAGTAATTCTTGAATTGATTCATCATCTAAAGATATTTCAATATAGCAATCTTTAACTAAAAATTTACTTTTAATATCTTCGGGTAAACAATCTATAGAATTATCAACTATCATTTGACTAAGATAATCATCAATTTGTTCTTCTGAAAATTTACTATCTGATTTCTTTAACCACATCTTAGCATTTGAAGATAAACTATTTCCTATATCATTTCTTTCAATAATACGATTTTTTAATTTGCCATTAGCTTGCATACATTCCACTTCAACATATTTGAGGAACGCCCATCTAGCTACAATTTGATACATTGGTATGTTTAACTTTTTGTGGACACCGTATGAATAAAGGATGAGCTGGCCTTTTTCTTTATCAATCTTTTTACCTTTATATATACTTGAAGTTTTAAAGTCAGTAATTACGAAAATGTCTTTATCATCTCTTTTTTCCATATGTATAGCATCAATATAAGCTTGAATTAATATATTATTTATTTTTATAGGAACAAACACCTCACACTTTAATTTATATGGAATTTGTTGATGATTTTTAAAGAAGTGTCTCATACATGATTCATATTTATTTCCTATTTTATTATTTTTGTCTTCATCACTTCTATTATATTTAAGTCCACCAATAGTAAATTCAAATAGTTTTTCTTCAAATATTTCTATCATATTTTCATATGATATTTCTTTATTATAATATTTCTCTAATATATCATGAGATGCGTTGCCAAATACTCCATATATTGAATCTTTTCTGTCCTCTGGTATTTTAAGTATATATCGTAAGAAGAAAGTGTACGTATCTCCTTTATATTGATTATATTTTGACCAAGAATATATCTCGTCACAATCTAATTTATTTGCTATTAATTGAATTTCTTCAAACTGTTTTCTCAAGTCTTTTATCCCTCTCTTTAATATATTTTTTATGTTCTATTTCATCATACAAAATTTTGTATTTAAATAAGTATTCATATATTTTATTAGGTGCGTCCATAGGGGCTTGTTTGTCTTTTAACAAATTATATTTATCATAAATGTAATAAATATTTCGTATACCATAAAATTTTTCACACATACTTCTAATATGATGTAAATCTACTCCTACGTCCATTGCAATTACTATATCAATATTTAGTCCTATTAATATTATTACTTGTTCTGGAGACATATCATGACTTTCAATTGCTACTACCGTACCATCTTTTCTACTATGTCTTTTTAAAACAGATTTTTGTGATTCTGCAACTACACAGAAACCTGATTCTTGAATAGTTTTATAATTTTCTTGAAGTCCATAAATATTAAGCGACTTGAAATATTTTTTGAGTGGAAAATATTTTGGTATATCCAACATTTCCCATTCATTAATTGTTGTTCGACCCATAATTCCTATGAAGTCGTTTTCTTCTCCACACCAATATCTTGTTGGTATAACTATTCTTTTCTTTTCTGCGCTATATCCTATCTTAAATACATCACATGTAAAAGGCAGAATGCCCTCTCTAAGCCACGAGATGTGAACCAATGGTGTATATTCTTTAATGATACTATCATCGTATGTCTCAAGCTCATCTAGATTAACAACGCATCGTTTCCTTTTAACCTTTTTGAATACGTTCAATGGATCTTTTTTATCAGGTTTATCTTCTTTTATTTTAAAATTGTACTCCAACCCTAATAATTTATGTAAATATTTATTTGCCTTTGGAAATGATATATTTTTAATTGTCATTACTAATGTCAATATATCACCTCTAATAATATCACTATCAGATTGAAATATCTTAGTAGATAATGTTTCTTTGTTTATAGCAATATTATTATTAGATGTATGATTAGGCAATCCTGATCTATACTCTTTTGTATATTCCTTAATACCATGACAATCTAGTGATTTTAATATTTCTTGTAATTTATTATTCTCTAATATGTATTGTTTAAGCTCAATAGAGGTCATTCAAGTATGTTCACCTACTTTTCTAAAAGTCTACTGGTACAGAAGTAATTCCTACCTCTTTAAGCAAATTACGAGAAAGATCATGTTCTATGACTATTTGATATGTATTAGCAGATCCTTCTCTGTTCTTAACTATAAATAATATTTGATAATTCTTATCTCTACTTAATGTTACTGGAATCTTTGTTTTCCCATTTTTACCTTCTAATCTAAATACTTTTAACTCATTCTTACCACCTGGATATTCGTCTTCAAAGATATTTCTTACCATAATACAAGTTGACGCAGGATCAATCATATTTTTACTCATACCAATATTATCTTGACTATAAAATCTCTGTCTTGCAGTTTTACCTTTTTCTAATTGAAATGTAATTGTAATATGTAGGTTTTTTGATTCTGGTTTTACAACATCATATATTTCAACCATGTTTTGCATCATTTCTAACCATGCATTATCAGAAACTTTACCAGCATCATTTTTAAATGTGTCTATCATAAATTGGGTAACACCAAGACTAGAATATTTCTTAATTATTTTGATTGCCTTCGCTGTTGAATATCTTTGAAATGGAATAATAGTGATTGCTTTACTTTCCTTTTGTTGTTTTATAATTTCAGCAGCTTTAAATAAAGTTTCTTTTAATTTTTCACTATACTTTCCATCTCTAACAATATATTTTTGGATATCTTCTTTAAGAATATTATTGCAAATATATACAATGTATTCCCTCTGCCACTTCTTTAATCCATCTTCATTAAGCATAATTACTATTTTTTCTTTATTATCTATGATACTTTGAATAATAGCATTTCTAGCAATAGATGATTTTCCTACATTAGATAACCCTCCTATTAAAGTAATGTTTCCACATAACATACCACCTGTCTCCTTAGTAACCATCGGAAGATTATGATAAGATAAACCAACTGCAAATCCTTTATCTAGCTCTTCTATTAACTCATCTATTTCATCTGCAATATTATAACTTTTTACTTCTCCTTCGACATTGATAAATATATGATTCAAATGAGTTTCATAATATGCATATATTTCCTCTTGGTTCATATCAACAAACTTACTAAGTTGATCATATACTGGAAATTTTGCCTTCAATAATCCCAATACGGAATTCCACTTATATAATTCTTCAATATAACCAATTAAATTTTCTTCCTTAACATACTCTTTAGCTTTTTCAATCGTTTCATATCCATTATATTCATCATACTTAACTTTTAATTTATCATGTTTTTCAAGATATAAACCAACAGTTATTTCGTCTAATGATTGTTTTTTTTCTTTTATTACAATATCATAAGCTATATTGAAATAAACTCTCCAAATATTATTACTAAAATCTTCAACTTTCATTTTTTCATTTGTATAAATTAATTCTGGATTCTTGTACATGATACTGACTATATTTGCTTCACAATTTAATTTAAATTCTTTAATTTTTTGTACAGCATTTATAAGTTCTGTTTCGTAAGCAGTTGGTTCTTTTTTTGTAGTTGATTTTGTCTTCTTTGCTACGACCATTTACCATAACCCCTCTAATTCTTTATTAACATTTTTACTTTTTGACTTATATTCAGCTCCTTCATGTATTTGATTTTCCAATTCTATATTTACTGTTTTTTCTTCTGCCTTCTTAGAATTTTTTAATCTTGATACAACATTGTTTATTTCCCCTTCAATAATAAGCATTATTGTGTTTATAAGATGTCGTTCATCCTTAATTTTCTCTCTATTTGGCCCTATGTATTGTAAAATAGTATATTTACAATATTTACAAGTAATTAACATTATTTTGTAATCATAACTTGCTTGTGGTTTTTGCTTTTTGTTCGCCATAAACGTTCCTTTATGTAATCCTTTAAGTCTTAGTGCTAAATACTTTGGAAATTTTAAACCTGTTTCATATTGTAGAATTTCTTTAAAAATGTAGTCACATAATATTAACCAGTCTATCTGTTCTTGTTTCTTAGTTAATTTTTCTTCCATTAAATCACCTCAATAGTTTATAGGAATAAGGGGTTATTAAAGACAATAACCCCTTATTAAAAAAGATGTATTTATTTAAGCATTGTGGCGAACTCTAGAACTTCTGTAAGTTTCTCAAGATCATTATTAATTAAATCTTTAATGTTAATTTCTAAATCCCTCATTTTCTTGCCTATTTTTTTTTGATTCTCTTCTGAACTATTTTTAAGAAGTGATTTAATATTATTAGAAATATCTTCTGCTTTTTCATCCTCTATTTCCATGGATTCTTTGTCTTTATTTACTCCTACTGATAAATCTACAGCTTTTTTCACTCCGAATTTCTTTGTACTCTCCCATTTGGCTCTCCAAATTTCAAAAGAAGGATTTTCTATGATTTCTCCTTTTTTTGTTACTCCTGTTCTATCTTTATAGATTTTTCCAAAGTAAGTTACATTGCCATCTTTATCTTCTTTGGTAAACATTTGAATTACAATATCAAAATCATAATCTGCTTTTTTAGCTAAATCTGGTGCTTCCCCAATTTTAACCCTATCGATACCCTTTTTCTTTTCGTCATCTGTAGGATCTCTAAAAACATCTTTCTGATGGGCAACCTCAACAACCCATTTTCCTTGTGATGAAAACATAATGTAAGCTGTTTTTAATGCTTGATTCCATCTCTTGATATGGCCCCAATCACGTTGACTCAAATTTAAATCCTCTAAATCAATGTCTTTGCCTTTTCTAACTTGTTTTCGTGATCTTTTTTCTACAACTTCGTAAGCTGCCGATTGCATATTTTCATATAATTTTGTTCCACTATCGATTGAAATAGTATCAAATTCTTTCAATGCTTCTTCGTCATTTAATTCATCTAATGTGTCTTGAACTTCTGATGCAGATGTTGTACGCATAATACCAAGAATATTAGGATTGCTTTCAAGATAATATGTATTACCATCTTCACTATCTACTAAGTTAATATTTGGGAATGTTCCTGCAAAAGTTGATTTTCCTGAACCCGTAGCCCCAAACGCTAATACTTTCCCACCAACATATGCTAAAATCTCTTCTTTTTTCTGAAAACCCATTTATTCAATCCCCTTTATATTTTATTATTTTATTTCTATAATTATTTTGTTTATCAGGAGGTATTTAACCTCCTGATATTAATTTAATATTAATTAGTCATCTAACAGTTTCATCCAAGCAGCATCATCATTAACTACTTCGTCTTCTTCGGTATCATCATCGTCTTCTTTTTTATCTAATGTTTTTTCAAATTTAGTAACACTTTCTTCTAAGCTTTCTGTTTCTTCCTCCTTCTCTTCTTCAACTTCAATAAATTGAGAAAGGAAAACTAAATCACTTTCTTTATATTTATCTTTATTGATTGCCAAAATT